TGGGTAATGGTGATGGTGATCCCGCAAACAATGTAGAGATAACAGGCATAGACATATGGCCTAACCTCAAGGCTACCTACTCTAGTGCTGCTGTAGTTGTAGACAACGCTAAGGGTGTGTTCAGACTAACAAGTAATGTACAGGATTGGCAAATAGGTAACTCTAGTACTTATGGCATCTCCTTTGAGGCTGTAGAGGTAATTACATAATGACTAGAACTGTACCCTCAGTAGTACTTAATGCCTTAGATGATGATGTCATTAACCCCTTCTTTGCTGTAGAACTACTCTTTGATAGCCCTAATGAGATACACTTGTGGACAGGTGTAGGAGACCTAGATTATGACGGAAAGATTTGGACAGGTGCTGGCAACTTACTAGACATATCTTCTGTAGATGAGGGGGCTAATCTTGCTGTAAGAGGGGCAACTATAACCCTTAGTGGTATGACCTCTGAGGTAGTTTCTCTTGCCCTACAGGAGCCTTATCAGGGCAGAGTGTGTAACATCTACTTTGGTGTTACTTCAGACACTACAGCCTTAACTCAGACGTTCTCTGGTTACATGGATCAGATGAATATACAGGAGAACCCCGATACATCGACTATAGAACTAACTGTAGAGAATAAACTAATAGACCTAGAGAGACCTCGTATTGCTAGATATACTTCTGCGTATCAAAAGTCAGTTTACCCCGGAGACAAGGGAATGGACTTTATTGAAGACCTACAAGACAAAGAGATAATCTGGGGAAGAAGCCCTGATAAAGCTAGAACTGCATAAGGAATTAGTTAATGGGTGTAGTTAAGAAGTTATTCAAGGCAGTAGTAATAAACGCCATCCACGTAGCTATAGCTGTTGGTATAACTATGGTCGCTGGCCCTCAAGCTGGGATTGCGTACTACATGAGTGCCTTAAGCTACTATGCAAGTAGGGAGATGATGCCCAAACTTCGTAGTCCAGAGTCAAAAAGAGGGTACGAGGTAACAAAGACAGGTTCTACAATATCCCATCAGATTATCTATGGTAAGATGAAAGTTGCGGGTGCTAGAATATTTGATGGTACTACAGGTACAGATAACGTAGACCTACACAGGGTTGTTGCCTTTGCTGGACATGAGATAGAATCTTTTGAAGAGATATATATTAATGATGAAGTAGCAACTATAGACGGTAGTGGTACTGTAACCTCTCCTAGTCGTTACCAAGGTAAGATTAAGATTTATCAGCACTTAGGATCACCAAACCAAGCTGCTGATAGTAACTTAGTTAGTGCTGTATCTAGTTGGACAGGAAACCACAGACTTCGTGGCATTGCTTATTTGTACTGTAAGTTCACTTATGATGTAGATGCCTTCCCTAATAACGTCCCTGAGATTACCGCTGTCATTAAAGGTAAGAAGTTATACGACCCAAGAAGTCCCTCTGCTGCTAATGCTTGGTCTGATAACCCTGCCCTGTGCGTAAGAGACTATTTGACGTCTACAGGTTATGGCTTAGGTGAAGCTACAGCTAACATAAATGATACCGCCTTTATTGCCGCTGCTAACATATGTGATGAGACTAACACAACTGCTGGTACAACACGTTACACAGCCAATGGTGCCTTCACCACAGCAATAGAGCCACAGGAACTTATAGCTGATCTTATGACCTCTATGGGGGGTACTATATGGTACACTCAGGGTTACTGGAACGTAAAGGCTGCTAAGTGGACTGCCCCTGTACTAGACCTCAACGAAGATGACCTTAGATCAGGCATTAGCTTGTCAACTAGACACTCTCGCCGTGATAACTTTAACAGTGTCAAGGGTACGTTTAAAGGTGAAGAAAGCAACTGGGTAGTAACAGATTTTCCCCCAGTAACCAACGCTGCTTTTGTCACTGCTGATAATGGGCAAGAATCTTCTATAGACTATGACCTTCCTTGGACTGACAATTCCATAGAAGCCAGAAGAACAGCTAGGATTGTATTAGAGCGTAACAGACAACAGTTATCCTTTACAGCATCCTACGGTCTTCGTGCATTTCAATTACAGACAGGTGACAATGTAAGGGTCACTAACACTAGATTTGGTTGGACCAATAAAGAGTTTGAGGTTGTCTCTTGGACATTTGGACTACAGAATGAGTACGACCTGCAAGTAGAAATGACACTCAAGGAAATATCTGAAAGTGTCTTTGATGAGGTTGACGATGGTATAGTCTACGAAAGAGATAATACTACTTTGTTGTCTCCTTTCACAGTTCCTAACCTTGGCATAAACATCAGTACTGAGTTAAGGAGAGTTAAGGGTAAGACCCTTGGTGTCCTACTGCTTGACATAAACAACACAAGTACTCTGATAGATACAGCAGAAGTGCAGTTTAGAAAGACAGGAGACACTAACTTTACAGCTATAGCAACTATGGGTGCCTTTGTTGGTACAGAGAGGGTAGAACATGTAGGCGTAGAGGATGGCTTCTATGACATAAGGGCTAGGGCTACTAATTCCCTTGGAGTACATGGTGACTACAACACCATAAGTAATTACTTTGTAGAGACTATAACTGCACCCCCAGCAGATGTAGCTAACTTCGATGGTAACGTAGTTGGAAGTAATCTGTTCTTAAGTTGGACACCAGTACCTGACCTAGACTTAGCACATTACACCATTAGGTATTCTCACCTAACTAGCGGTGCAGTATATTCAGAAGCTGAAGACATAGCTCAAGTTCCTGTTGGTAGTAGTACCCTTGCTTTGCAAAATGCTGGTGTAGGTACATACTTTATTAAGGCTGTGGATGATACCACAAGTGGGTCTAACTCCTCTGTAAACCCCGCTGTATTTGTCGTTACCTCCATAGGTATTGGAGACCTTAATGTTGTAGCTACACTAACAGAGAACCCATCTTTTGCTGGTGTTAAGTCTGGGGTATCTATTAATAGCGAAGGTTACCTAGAACTAGCAGAAGGTTTTAAGTTTGATGATGCTACAGGATTATTTGATGCTAGGGGTCAAGACACAGACCCTGTAGGACTCTTTGATGACTTCACTGGTTACGGGTCTTCTGGCATATACTACTTTAGTAATGACCTTGACTTAGGCCAAAAGTACACAAGCAGATTAACCTTCTCATTTACAAGCACAAGGTTTGACAGAACAGCTAATTTTGACAGTGCTACAGGTAACTTTGATGATAGGGGGGATGGTGTTGCCCTGTTTGATGGTGACCCTACCGCCTTTAGTGACACCTCTGTTTCCCTTCAGCTAAGGCATACAGACGATGATCCTACAGGTACGCCTACTTGGTCTGATTGGCAAGCATTTTCTGTATCTGACATAACAGCTAGGGCCTTTGAGTTTAGGCTAGTGTTATCCTCCACAGATACTAATGTTACTCCTATCGTAAGTGCCTTGTCGGCAACAGTAGATATGCAGGATAGGACTACCTCTGGCAGTGATATAACCTTTACAGGAACAACTAATATCACCTTTGATGATGCCTTTGCAGCTACACCAGCTATAGGTCTATCTCTGGCTGACTTAACTAATGGTGACAGGTACACGATAACAAACAAGACCCGAACTGGGTTCACTATTAACACTTTTACTGGGGGATCAGCAAGCACCAATGCAGTAACCCTAGACTATGTAGCTAAGGGCTACGGAAAGGAACTAACATAATGTCGCAATATGCTTTTAGTGGCAATACTATCATAAACCAAAGTTTTCCTGATACTAGGACAGCTTTAAACGCTGCGTATGCGGCCTTAGCTTCTAACTCTAGTGGAGACAACGATCCCACTTCAGTAGCTGGTGGTAGCCTAGCCACAGTACAGCATCAGTGGTGGTACGACAGTACTAACAACAAACTAATGCTTAGAAATGACGCTAACAATGCTTGGATAGAGATAGCGACGATAGATGAAACCTCTGGTAATGTGTTGTCTATTACCACACAAGGGTTAACTATTGGTGCTACCGCATTAACCGCTACAGGTACAGAAATTAATCAGCTTAGTGCCATTACTAGGGGTTCTATACTTTATGGCAATGCAAGCGGAGCAACAGCAAGACTAGCGGCTGGGGGAGTTGATACCGTTTTAACGTCGGACGGAACAGATATTTCGTGGGCTGCGGCGTCTGCTGGCGGCGGTTATCGGACTTTGATTTCAACGACCACTATAAACAATAATGCAACCGTACTTATAACGGGTCTGTCTAACACGTACTCAGAATATCAATTTGTTATAACAGATTTGTTGTTCAATGACAGTGATGGATACCCGTTGCGAATGAGAGTGCAAGCCAATTCAGCCATTGATAGCACTACTGGCAATTATCGTTTTAGTGTTATTTATGGCAACTCAGCAGGTACAAGTGTGTTTAATGGGAGAAGCAGCACAGATCACGACCACATTGATTTGAACTCAGTTATGGACGATGCTTCACCCGATACAGGTTATTTAGTTTTTAATATAATAAACCCTTCTGGAACTACAAACAGTGTCATGGGCTATGGGAGACACGTAGGTATGGTCAACGGCATCCTCTATCAGGGTCCAATGGCGTTTGCCTATGTGCCTGTGACGTATCCGGTTACTGGACTTCAATTTTACAATCCGGGGTCAAGTGGGACACTAAAATCTGGAACAATTAAACTTTACGGGATAAGCTAGGAGGCTGACATGCCAAGATTTCATAATATAAACGGTGAGCGAGTACAGTTTACAGCAGAAGAAGAAGCTGCCCGTGATGCAGAGGATCAAGCAGAGGCCGCAGGGGCTAATGACAGAGCCGCTGCTCAAGTCCGTGAACAACGTAATGCACTACTATCTGCATGTGATTGGATGGCTAACAGTGACGTTACCCTGTCCTCTGAGTGGGCATCCTATAGGTCTTCTCTTAGGGACGTACCAGCGCAAGCAGGATTCCCGAACACAATAACATGGCCTACTAAACCCTCTTAAGGAGCAACCAATGGGATACAAACTGGGACTACGAAGTAAACAGAACTTGTCTGGGGTACATCCCGATATGGTTGCTGTTGTCACAAGAGCATTAGAGATTAGTGAAAAGGACTTTAGTGTAACTGAGGGTGTTCGTAACATTGAACGTCAGCGTATGCTTAAGAGGACAGGCAAGTCAACTACACTTAAGTCTCGTCACCTGACAGGACATGCAGTAGATGTTGTCCCTTATCCTGTATCATGGGAGTGGGACGAGTTCTACCCTATTGGTGATGCTATGAAGAAGGCAGCAAAGGAACTAGACATTAAGATTGTATGGGGTGGTGATTGGAAGAAGTTCCCGGATGGACCACACTTTCAGTTAGATTGGAAAGCCTACCCCTGTGACTAGGGGGGAGGAAGACTGCTTCGTAATGGGTAAAAATATATCGGCAACTCTACTGTTTGCCTTGGTTCTTCAAGCAGCAATGATAGTTTGGAGCATCTCTCAAATGAGGGCAGACGTAGATGCTAACTACGCCTCTATAG